ACCTCTCGCGGCTGTATTTCTAATATAGAAGCTATGACGTGCAGCTCGTTCGCGTCAGCAGCTTGTACTTTTAATGCCTCGCTCTCTTCCATTACAAGAGGCTGAGATAAAAGTTCTGTTGTTGCTTTAGATGCTATGGCTTTATCCTTAAACAAATTAAATATAGTGCCACTAGCATTTACTAAAGTTATAGTTATTGTGCTTCCTGATCCAGCATCTTCAGACACTAACAACGATTTTACTACAGCTGTTTTTGCACTTGGCACAGTATACAGAGTGGTTAAATCTGTTGTGGTTAAATCTACTTTTTTATTTATAAAACTGTTAGCCATTAATTTAAAAAGAAGTTTTGAGCTTCTACCTCATCTTTTAATTCTTGTTGATACGTAGTGTTTAGTTTTACTATAATACCATCTAAATCTCTAGCTTGAGCTTCAGCTACGGTATAATCATATTCTTGTGAGGGTCTAGTTATAATCTGTGTAATTTTTGCCATTATCTTTTTCCATCGGGTTGTATATCTAATCTAAAAGTTCCTAACTTCCAACTTTGTTCAGCAGCTATATTTTCTACTTTTAAAGATATTGCTCTAGCCCTTGCTCTTGTATCTACTTTAGTTGTAGAGGATGTAATATCAAAAGGACCAAGAGGTGACCCTGCTTGACTACTATTTGAATAATTTTTTAATTGTAATGTAACTCGAGTGCTTCCTGTCTGTGATATAAAATCTGGTATAAATCTTCTTATCTTCATTATAAATTCACCGTCTCCTCTAAATGATGCAACACCTGTTGATTGTCCTGTAATACCTCTTTGTTGTGTAATATCAAAATCTCCTGATGCTATGTTTGAGGTTATAGCAGTTATCGTTCCATTTTTATTTTGATCAGTTCCAATCTCATGCTCGTAATATGCAGTTCGACCTTCAGTGTTGCCAACGACATCAAATGATGTATCAGTTGCAGCATCATACTCTGTTGCATGGGGTGTTCCAAAAACAGCAGAGTCTCTCCACATCGTTCGAGCTAAAGTTCCAATAGTCCAAACAGGTCTTTGTGGGCTCGAATCAAAATAATTATAAGTAACTTGTTTATTAACTACATCTGATGTAGCAGATGGATAAAACCATATAACTTCACCAAATAGATTATTTAAACCTGCAGATACCATTTGATTTCCTGAAGCTAAATTTATGTCATTGTAAACATGGTCTTCTACTAAACAAGGTAGAGATTCTAATCTACCACCATATCTAAAGAATCCATTTTCCGACATCCAATATGCAGCACCGTCAACCTCTACACAAGCATTTTGCCCGACCAATCCACAGTTAGTTCCAACTTGTGAAAAAGCAAACGTAAATGGTTGACCAACAAAACGTTGTGTAAATAATGCTGTGTCGGTCCAAACATAGATTGCATCTCTACCTCTGATAGCTCCCATTATTTTAGAACCGTCAGCCAATCTTTGTGTACCAGCTGTATTGGTTGCTGTTGGTGTATACGTATTTATATCCTCTTGATCAGAGAATCTAATAAACATATCGTCTTGTGTTGATGTATCTCCAATAGTTGTTTCTGTTCCAAAAAATACTAAGTGTCTGTCAGGAGTAGATACTAACATATGTCTTGATGCTGTGGGTGCTCCCGTAATAATTGATGCTCTTGTTTCTGTTGCATTACCTAAACTAGAGTCCCAAGAAAAGACAGCGCTATCATGTATTAAACAAATCGCTTTATCACCAAAATTATCTATAGACCACATGCCCGGATCTAAAGCTAAACCCTCTTGTGTTTGTTCATTCCATGCGCTGTAATCTGTACCGTTAGTAACAGTCGCACCATCACTATGAGAGGCAGCTGTAGTCCCTCTAGCTCCTCTAGTTACACCTGTTAAGGTGTTATCGCTAACACCTGTGTATTGTATCATTTCTGTTCCTATTAACACAAAGCTAGTTCCTGTTGATGGAAACTGCACTGCACTAGTTAAAACTATAGTTGTTGTGCTAGCGTCTATAGCTCCATTTAAAGTAGTTGTAACAGCTCCTGTATCTTCACCTCCATAAGAACCTAAACCCCAACCATAACCTTTTTCTTGGACAGCTGTTCCAACAGGATAATAATGTTGAACTCTTATGCCACCTGATGTTGTTGCACCTGATCCTGATTCATTTGATGGCATTGTAATTGTTAAAGTTGTAGACGTTGGAATTGAAGTCACCATAAATTTTTTATCATCAAAATCAGATGCTCCAAAATTAGAACCAGTTATCGTAGTAAAATTATCTAATAATATTATATCGTTTTTATTAATATTGTGTGCAGAGCTAAATGTTAGTGTGACAGACGCTGATCCATTAGTCGTGCTGAACGCGCTTGTAAGCGTTGTTGTAGTTTTAATTGGATGTATGTCATAAAAAACGTTTCCAGAAAATGCATACAGTATTCTATTAGTTCCAACTATAGCGTATCTTCGTCCTGCACTATTTACAAAATGATGCAATCCTCTAGCAGCTCCTGTTAATTCATTAGAATTTAATTGTCCTAATTGATTCCAACCACCTATTTTTTCAGGAATTCCATATCTAAATCTTACATTATCACAATCTATCCACTGACCCTCTGCACCGGTGGGTGTGATTTGTTTATTTATACCTGGCTGAAATCCTATTTTTTGTAGCATAGCACCTCAAATATACACTATTATTTATACGTAGCAATCAAAACAATTCTCTTACCACCTATGGGAAAATAATTATAGTGATAATTATTACCAAATGTCACAAATTTATATCTTTCAGGCTTTATTTTTTCTATAATTTTTTTGTTATCATTTAAAATAACTGTCTCTCCTTTTTTAAAACTATCTGTAAGGTAAAGAATAAATTGTCCATATTCGTAGGCATGATCTTTATGTATTCCTGTTTTTTCTTTTCCATTATCATATGTAAAATTAAAACACATTCTAAGTATTTCTTTATCTCCGATATATTTTTTGATTATTGATTCTACATCTATCGCTATTGGAGAATGATATTTAGTTAATTTAGATCTCTCCTCTTTTCTTGCCAATAAAACATGTGTTAATAGATTATCATCTATTTCATTTCCTTGTCTTGTCCACGATGTTTTTTGGGCATACCAAGGAAAATAATCATTCATAATGTGTTTTTTAAAAAATTCTTTGTCTTCTTGTGCTAGGTAACCTTTAGAAATCATTGATAGTATACCATCCTGTAGCTATATACTTTTCATATTTTTTAGATACTTGACCTTTATGTGTGTGGGTCCAATCCGTAGGCCAGAATAAAGTTAAACCTTTTTTTGCAGGCACTGTAATTTTTTGATGTTTAAACATAGTGCCACCATCTGGTACATCATTTAAAAACGTCATAAATACTAATACTCTATTCATGGAAGTAGCACTAACTCTTTCTGCATGCCACTCTTTAAATCCTCCTCCAGGTTTATAGTATTGAATATTATAGCTAGAGTTTATATTAAACCTTGGAAATCTTTCCGCATCTGGATATTTTTTAAAATATTGTTCTAAACACTCTTGCAATTGTTTTCTATATTTATCAAATGGAGATATTAAAAAAGTGTGTGTAATATTTATGTCAGTGGAATCTTTTACTTTTTTATTTACAACACTCTTGCTTAATTCATAAGCCTCGCCACTCTTTTTAAAACTATCGGGAGTTGATTTAAAATACTCTATAATTTCATCACATACCTTAGGTTCTATAAACCAACCACCTATAAAAGTTTCTTTAGGTATTTTATACTCTTTAATCATTATAAATAGCTGTTGATAATATAATTCTTGGATCTAAACCTATTGCTGTGTGAACTGTATCTTTAGGAATAAATAAAACATCACCTGGCTCTACGATAGCTTCTTTATCTCCAACTTTATATAAAGTTCTACCATAACAGCCTGTTATTAATACGTCATATTCATCAACATGAGTATTGCTTCTTGTTCCCATAACCCACGACATAAATATATCTAAATCAGTTCTTTTATTTTCAAGAGAAAACATCTTAATTAATTTATTATATATCTCTTTTAGATGCGGATTAGATTCTACATTTCTAATCTGTATCACTGATTGCATAACCTTTTCAGCAAACCAAGAGCTACTAATATGAGACACATGATTGTCTGAATCTATAGCGGTAGATACAAAATTAAAATCTATTGGTTTTTTAAATTTTATTTTTTTACGATGATGTTCCATTCTAATTTTTCCAATAATTTTTCAAAGTTTAAATTTGATAATTTGTGCTCTAAAGCATAATTATTTACTTCATTTACATCTAATAATATCCAATTAGTATCAGTTTCAAAAACCATCTTATCTGCTTTACTAGCAAGAGAACAACTTTTATAATGATGTTCATCTGTTTCTTTTACTAAATTAGATACATCAAACTTATATACCTCGTTTGAATTTTGTTTCAATATGCCTTGAATGTGCCACCCTTCAAATTGTTTTGGATATTTAATATTAATTAAATAATTCTTGAATTTTTCTATCGTCGACATCATCAAATACACTATTAAAAACTATTACAGTTTTTCTTTCTTTTGTTGGTTGAACAATTGAGGTATGGGGTATAAAAGCTGGAGTCGCTATAATATCTCCCTCCTCTATTATAATATCTCCATGTAATTTTTTACTCATGGGATTAAGAAATTTAGTTTGAAATTTTGAATTAGGTAATTCTAAATAATATACGCTAGAGAAATGAACACCGGCATGATTATGCCATTTATGATATCCAGAAGTATATTGTTGAAACCATCCATTAGTGATAATCCATTTCTTGCAGAAAAGCATTTTTGCTATTTCATCCATTGTAGGTCTTACTAGTTCATAGAATATATCTAAATATTCTCTTTTATAATCTACAGGTAGATTCCAATCGCTGTTGTCCACTTCATAAACACTTTCTTTAGGTATTTTATCTATTAGTTGTAATAGCACACCTTTCATTTCTTTATGTTTTTCAAATTTACTTTTTATTAAAAAACCAGGTCTTGTTATAAACTCACTCATTGTCCTCTTCTAAAATATGTAGGTAAACCAATGTGAGGTCTACCATCAAATTGATTAGAATTTTTAAACTCTCTTCTGTTGTAATGTAAAAATACTTGTGCACACGCTTCTCCTGTAAAAGGTTCTCTCCAATGTTCTAGTTCACAACCTTTATACATAAGCATATCTCCTGGCTGCAAATCTACTTTTTTACCTTTCATTCCTAGTTTACCAGATGGCTCTAAATATATTGGCCACTCGTCTCCACCTAGATGAATTGTTGTAGAAATCTCACATGAATCTCTATCTCTGTGTCTTTTTAATTCATCACCATTTTTATATATTCTTGTGTAAGAATATGTAGGAACTAAACTATATCCAGATTCTTTTTCCATTTTAGGTAGTAGTGCAAGTAACAAAGTTTCCATGGCGACATCAGCATAATGTGAATATGTATTTGGAATCTGATCATCATTCCAATGACCAAAATCTTCATTGTAAGGTGATGTATATTTTGTCTTAAATAAAGTTGATGCAACTTCTCTTTTTACCGATAAATAATCTGATAAGAAATGTGCAACCACTTCTGGCACTGCTTGTTTTATAATTTTATATTTATTTTTTTTAAAGCTCATTAAAAATAATTAAAGTTTATAGTTATTCTAATTTTACTATCACTACATCTAGAACTTTTATGTTCTATATTTGGATCAAATAAAACAATTCTATTTTCTTTAGGTTCTACTGCTTTCTCTCCTTCTTTAAAATATGTGCAACCATTGTTGTTGTTTATATACATTATACAACCTTTATGATTAAAAGGCAAATCAGAATGAAAATTATTGTAGGTCATTTGTTCAGCTTTTACGTGTAGATTTCCCTTTACTCTAATTAAACTTTTAACCTCTAATTTATATAACGTATTTTTCCATAAATTAAAAAAATCGCTTTGTGGTTGAGAGTCATTATAAAAATTATGATTAAAATAAAACTTATCTTGTTCTGAAGATTCAGACACGTAGTCATGATAAAACCAAGGAAAATGATTGCTCATCAATATACTCTGTATATAGTAAAACTCTTTTTCTGGTAAAAAATTATCTATTATTTGAATGGCCATCCACAACTCCAAATTACTAGACTATACCTAGTTCCTTTAGTAACTTTTTTAACTCTATGCCAAACAAACGAAGGAAATACTACTAAAGAACCTTTAGATAGCGTCCCGCTAGAAATAAATTTTCTACCTTTATCTGGATGTGCATTTCTAAAATCAAATTCTAAATCACCACCTTCATATTCATTTGAATTATTTAAACATAAAGTCACAGATATTTTTCTAACTTTTCCCTTTTGAGGACCATCTCCTTTGTAAGCGCCTTGCCAAGAATCACAATGCCAATCATAAAACTGTCCCTCCGAATACTTTGTAAATTGACAGCTTTCAGACCAATCCCATTGATAATTCCAATTAGCTCTTCTGTTTGCCTCATGTATATAAGGTTGAATTTCTTTATAGATCCACCTATGATCAAACCATAAAACTTTAGATTTCCTAATTTTATGTAATGTATCTTTTTCTTTTTTATTTAAAGGTTTTTCAACAACGTTTCTATTTTGACCAAAATCTCCTGTGATGGCTTCTCTCTCTTCTTGTTTATGGTCCTGTGCGTATCTAATTATATCATCACAAACAGGCATGGGGATAGCATCTTTAAAAACCCAAAAGTAATGTTCTAAATTCATTATACTAATAAATTATAAGTAGTGACAAGATATGTATTAATATTTTCACTTTCATTTGGTGAAAAATAATATTTTAAAAAAGATGGAAACATAATAAATTGATTATTATTTAAATTTCTAACATTACAAAGATTATGTGCTCTTTTATCATTGTATAAAATAACTAAATCTTGAGAGTTTTTAGAAACATCCACTCCATATATAAAAGTATAGTCTGGTGAATTTAATAAATTCATTTTGTTTACTGTATTTTTAGTTAGAGAACTTTGGTTTTTTGCAAACAAAGATCCAAATTTAAAATTATTTCTTATTGCAAGTTTATGTTTTAAAAACATGCTTTCTATAAAATAAGTATTTAAAGAAAAAAATGCAGGACAATCATTTAATTTAAAATCATTAAAATTTCTATCAACAAAGTCATTAAAAAATTGTTGATCTTTTAACACAGACTCTAATAAACTAGATTTAAGTTGATCTCTATTTATATCAAAATGTTTAGGCATATTTATTTCACCAAAATAAATATCAGTTTGTGACAGTATCTCTTTATTCATTCTAATTACTTATAACAATTATAAGTAAAAAATCAAGTTACGAACCAGGAGTAGCTTTTATCCAACCAGTTGCATTGTCTGCTTGATAAGCAGATTCATCCCAATTATAACTATCTTTTTCTTCACTACCATTTATCGTAGTGGTTGTATTAGGCATTGGTATTGGAGCATCCCAAAGTCCTGTAGATGTATTTAATGTCCAACTATTATATGGTTGTGGAGCATGAAATATTTCATTTGTAGAATCCCAAATATCTCCAATGTTAGGATAGTTAGCTCTAAATGGTGTCCCACCATCTGTGTGAGAACCTGCTACAGTATTGTAAGAGCATTGAATCCATTGTGCTGCAGGCCAATTATTATTATTTTCTAAATAAGCTTGACCCTCAGACTCAGTTGTAGCGTTTGCATCATCTACTACAACAACTGATAAAACTTCATTATCATTATTTATTTTTGCAAAGTGTGCCATATTAAATTGGATACCTTATAACTACGATCCCAGAGCCTCCTGAAGATCCACCTGAGTTTCCGCCGGCCATTCCGCCTCCGCCGCCGCCACCCATATTGGTGCTTCCGTTTGATCCTCTAGGTCTTCCAGCGTTTCCGCCGCCGCCATCTCCTCCAGGGCCCGTGCCAACAGCGATTTCGCCACCGCCTCCGCCGCCACCACCAAAGTAACGACCATCTGGAGCTGATTCTCCATAACTAGGTGCTTGAGGTGCGTTTCCAAAAAATGCGTATGGGTAACCGTCAGCTCCTGCCCCACCAGTGTTTGAACCGTTTCCACCAGAGGCTTGAACTGAACCTCCTCCACCACCGCCAAATTCTGGTCCTGATTTTGCTCTACCTGCTGGATTTCCTTGTGCAGGTGAAGTTGGTGGATTGTTTCCTGGTACAGATGGAGATCTATTAGGATAACCAGAACCTCCACCAGAACCTCCAGGGTTTCCGTTAGAGTGTTGTGATCCTCCACCTCCGCCACCTGTTGACGTGATATTGTGAAATGTAGAGTCACTTCCTTTTCCAGAAGTTCCGCCTCCACCACCAATTGATATTGGATAATCTTGAACAGCTAAATCAGTGAATCCTCCACCTGGGTTTGCTGGTGGGGGTGCAGAAAAATTACTACCAGAAAAACGGGTGCCTCCCGCTCCTCCTCCTCCGCCGTAATTTTGGCCTCCGCCTCCGCCGCCAGCTTGTACAAAATAATCAACTGGGTCAGCACCGACTGCGTTTACGGTAAAAGTTCCACTACTTGTAAATACATGAATTTTAAAATCACCATCAGTAAATTCAGTTCCACCACTAGCTTCAGTGACAGATTTTCCGCCTCCAGAACCAAATCCTAATAATCTATATCCAAACATTCTTGCTCCTATCTATTATGCGTCGTTAGCAGCACTTGTAGTGAAGAATAGTTTAATTCCAAGAAGTCTTGCGTCAGCGTTTAAATCATCAGCTGAAACATCTCTTGATATTTGAAAGAAAACATACTCGTCTGCGCCAGGTGATCCTGCTATTGTTACTGCTCCACTTTCAGCAGCAACATCTAAATCATTTGAAGTTCCACTGTGTGCTTTTGCTGTTGCAACAACCTGTGTTCCAAACGCTGTATTTAAATCACCGTTGTCAGCTAAAGCCACACCCGACAATCCCCACGCTGTAGTTCCTGTATCCGTTGAGGTAGCCGTAAAAAATGCTTGAAAAGTAACTGTACCTGCATTCCATGATTTAGGAAATGCTACAGCAAATTGTGCAAACTCATCAGAGTCTTTGTCAAAATCTAAAACTTTTAATTCTGGACCATTTGATAATTCAACTTGTGCTGCTTCTGCTCCACTAGTTGTATTAGGATACATTGCACTTGCAGGAACCCAGATAGTTTCTTTACCTGCAATTTTAATTGCACCAGTAGCATCTGCAGCATCAACTGCTTTAGCTTGTCCAGTTCCATTAGGAGCGATTGTTATATCTCCATTAGCCGCATCTGTTATAGTAATTGTACCTGAATCTGTTCCTGAGTTTGTGCTTAAAACTAAATCTGCAGCTCCACCTGTTGTTACTGTAAGTGTGCCTGCACCATTAGAGGTTAATGTAGCAGCTGCTCCGGAATCTCCAACTTTGACTGTATCACCAGCAAGAACCACATCTCCAGTTCCTTTTGGAGTTATATTAATATCTATATTTGAATCTCCACCTGTTGATGAAAGAGTTGGCCCTGCACCTGTTGCAGCGTTTGCAATAGTAAACTCATTTACTGCAGAACTTGTAGCTGTAAGTAAAGCTAATTCATTTCCGTTTGTATCTAAAATAGAAGTTCCAATTTTAGGACTAGTTAAAGTTTTATTTGTTAAAGTCTGTGTTCCAGTAAGTGTTACATCACCAGCTGGTAAAGTATCAATGTCAGGATTAGTTCCATCATTTGCAGTAGCAAATACAAGAGCATCTCCTTTGTCTCCCGCTGCAAAAGTAAAAGAATCACCACTTCCTGATACGTATTTAAATTGTACTGTATATGAACCAGATGTTGAATTTCTTAAAAAATAAAATGTTTGAACGTCTAAAGGTATTGTTACAATCTGATTACCTGTGATTTCACCTGTAAATTCTATCATTCTGTGAGATAAAACTGCACCTGTAGATCCATCAGAAACTGAAAGTGCTGTAGTTTGAGCACCACCTGCTATTGATTGTGTAGTATATCCACCAGATATTTGTTCTATAATCTGTAAATTAGTATTAGTTTTTGTCCCCCACGTACCGGCGTTTTCACCAGTTGCTTGAAGTTCTATCCCTAAAGGGGTGTATGTTGATGCCATAATTTTCTCCTAAACTTATGCTGCTACGTCTGTATACGATGTATTAGAACCTGTGTCAATAGCTTGATATGCTTGAATTCCGAAACCTGAAGCAGTTCCAAAACCAGCAACTGAAGCTGTTGCTGAAACACCAGTTAATCCCATAACATCTGCAGGAGTTAAAGAACCTACAGCAGATGTAGCTGATACACCGGATAATCCTATAACATCTGCAGGAGTAATAGTTCCTACACTTGTTGTTACAGAAACTCCTGATGGTATAACTGTAGGATTTGATGTTACAGTTACTCCAGCATCGTTTACAGTCGTTGTTGCTGAAACTCCTGTTAGTCCCATTACATCTGCAGGAGAAAGTGATCCCACAGAAGATGTTGCTGAAACTCCTGTTAGTCCCATTACATCTGCAGGAGAAAGTGAGCCAACACTTGCTGTTGCAGACACACCTGTTAACGCTTGAGTTATATCTCCAATTATTGAAGGTGATCCAACACTCGCTGTTGCAGATACACCAGTTAATCCCATTACATCTGCAGGAGAAAGTGAACCAACGCTCGCTGTTGCAGATTGACCATCAAGTAATATTGTTCCTGCAATACCCCATCCGTCATCTCCCCAAGCGTCTCTATTCCATCCAGCATTTATTTCTGAACTTATAGTGACTGATCCAATAGCCGAAGTTGCAGAAACACCTGTTACAGAAACTGTTTCATCTCCCATGTCTCCCCAAGAACCTGATGAGTCCCATGCTTTTGCACCCCAACCAGTTGTAAAGGCTTCACTTATTCCCCATAAATTTGTGCTCCAAGTTCCTGCTCCCCAAAAATCAACATTAGGTGTGTTTGCTTGTCCACCCATGCCAGAGTGAATAGAGCAGTAGTAATATAGAGTTGGTGCATCAGAAGCCACTTCTATTTGTGTGTAAGCTCCAGAAGACCCTGGAGTTCCATTAGTGGTTACATTGGTAGTATACTCACTTCCACCAGAATGTGTTCCGCCGCTTGTTGTAGAAAGTCTTAATGGGTGACCACTGTTTGATGAATCAGATTGGTCAAAACGAAAAGTTGCACCTTCAACTAATTCTAAAGTAGCTTGTTGAACACCATCAATAAAATACTTATTACCACTACCGGTGCTAACCACCGTTACTGTGAATGTTCTAGTAACGGACATTCGTCGTTACTCCTTTAGGCTAATCTTATGATTGCGTTAGTTGCGTCTGCTGTAGGAAATTGAATTGTAAACGTACCACTAGTTACAGTTTTATCACTACCAAATGCGATAACTGCACATGCTGGATCTCCAGATGCTGAGTCATTGTAAATTAATGCACCATTTGCTGTAAATGTAGCGTTTGTGTAACTAACATCAGAAAAATCACAAACTGCTGTTGTACTATCAGCCGTAGGAGTTACACTTGTAAGAGTCGCTCCAGCTGCCGTGTATGCAGTTCCAGATGAATTAGTAATTTCGTTTGATGTTGAATAAGCTGTTGTAGAAGCTCCTAAAGTTGCAGAACTTGTATAAAGAGCTATTTTAAAAGTATTTCCAGTTGTTGCTGTAAAATCATGAACTCCTTTTAAAAGTTCAACTTTAAAACTTGTACATACTGCAGATGTTATCGCCATAATTAATCTCCTAAGGGTTTGCCGAGGTTATTGGTATACGAATAGCGCCATCAGTATAGTCATCTCTTCGTCTTCTACCAACTTGCTCATTAGCAAACTTTTGTACCTCTTGTTTATATTTATTTTCATATAATGTCAACATATCAATTGGGCCTTTTAAAAACCCATATGCCTCTGATAGACAGCAATATAATAGTCCATTTGGAAAATTAAGGCTAATATAATTAGTGTCATCATTTTCTAATAACGCAGGTGCTACATTAAAATGAACTCTAAATTTATAGGTTGTATCAGGCACTGGAGCAAACATCATTCTACCAGACGTCGTATCAGATTCTCCTGTACCACCACCAAACATAGCATAATATTTAGGTTGACCTCTTTTAGCTGATGCTGTTGAAGATACATATTCTTGTAAATAAGTTATATCTTTTTTTTCTAACCACACATTCGGTCCTGTAATTTCTGAAGTAGAATCATAAACCTGTATTCCTCTAATAAACACAGCTCCTGCTGGAGCGTTAATTGTTTCTTGACCAGTTACTAAATTACCAGATTGTTGTTTTCTATCTGCATCGATGGGCACATCTCTAAATATTCTATATTGTGCATTTAAAATAATATTTTCTAAAACAGCATCTGTTAAAACATTAGAGTCTGTTTCGGTGTAACTTCTAATTTGTGTTTTCAAACCTGATGCACTTAATCCTGCCATTATTTACCCCCTTTGTGTTTTTCACGTATCTTTTTTTGTTTAGCAGTTTCTTCAACGTGTATTGGAGTTTCTGATTTTGGCATGTCTTCATACAATTCAAGATGTTCATCTTTTTCAGGACATGAACATCTTTTAATACCAAATAAATTACAAATAAAATTTTTTAATTTTTTTATCATCCTTCGATTGTTATGGGTCCTACGGAACAACCATAACCCCCTCCTTTTATATTTCCAACTGTAGCAGTATCTGTATCAACTGTAAAATGAAAAAAATTTGAACTTGCATAATCAGTTGTAACCGCAGCATCATTTTTATATAAACCAACTGTAATGGCATATCCTGCAGACTTTGTAATATTAGTTCCTGTTATTCCATCAAAATCAGGAATGTTTGCATACGCAAACACTGGATTTGTTGAACTACCCGTTCCTGGTGAGGTAGTTGGTGCTCCTCTAAATCTATACGTTGTGCCATTAGTTAAACCATGTCCAGGTGAAAAAACATTTATAATTCTAGAGCCTGCCTCATAAGTTTCAAAACCGTTATTAACTATTCTAACAGTTGTTGCAGGTTCTATTCTACCAGGTCGAACATTTCTTAAAGATATCGCATCACCATTCATAGGTTTTGGTTCTAATTGTGGTTGCTTTGGTTCAAACTCAGAGACATGCACAAAAGATCCATTCCATTCTCTAACCATTTCTCTATATGGAAACTCCATACCAGATCTATCTGATATTGCTTTTGCTCTTTTACCTGTTGCGTATTTTGCCATTATGTTCCTGGGTAATAAGCTTTAGGCGTAATATACGTGCTTGAAGCTGACCCATCCTCTGCTAATGCTCTTGCTAATTCATCTTCATAATATAATTTCATAGCTTGAACCATTTGTGGTTGATATTTTTGTGCAAGATAAAATGCTAAACCCGATGTCATACAAGGAACAAATCTAAATGGCACATCGGTAGCATTTGTGTAATCTCCTACATCTTGTATTCTTTTTATAAAATAAAAATGCATATCTTTAGATGCATTAGTTGAATCTGGTGTTGGATAAATATGTATTCTAACCTTATCTATAAATCTTTCTACCCAATACTGATTAGGTGTTCCTTTAGATAGTTTATTAGAAAATCCTGCATAAGTAGATCTATCTACTTTTGTCATTGGTGAGTCTGATTGTGTTGTCTGAGTTCTGTTAGATCGTAATTGTGCCTCAAGAACATCGGACATTCCAAAGACACTAGCTGGATCTGTAGTTGTTGCTGAAGTTCCATCATCACTAGATCTAAAAAAATCATAATCTGACTGACCTTCTATTAAATCTAAATTAGTCTCCCCTATCTCCCAATAGTGAATACCTCTATTACCCCATTCTTGAAATAATATATTAAGAGATCGTCTTGCAGATTTAAGTTGATAACCTGCTACAGAATTTAATCCGATACGTTCGAAAGCATCTTCTATTATCTCTTCAATAGAAAAAGTTTTATCGAACGTTGTTGTTCCCGAAGTAGTATTAGCCATTTAAACTCCTACGATTCGTAAACTTTAATCCA